AACTGCAGCCATCAGTGTGCCTGATCTTTTGTTCAATCGTTTCGTCGAGGGTGCAAGATATTGGTCCCCCTATTTCGCTATTCCAAACTGGTTCAGGCTCAACTAAGCCTTCAAGATCATCCACAGTCTCAACTTGCTCGTATTGCTCTGGATAATCAGTCATGTGTGCTATCTCTTCTTGCTCCACATTACCCCCTGTAGGCTTGTCTATTAAGTCACTTGGAAGAATATACCCCCCTGTATCCCCCGAAGTCTCTACGCCCCCCTGTACGTCCTCTACGCCCTTATTCTGTAATTCGCTAAACTCAGGCTTTTCTTTCCCTGTCTCGCCATTGGCAATTAACGCCTTTCGGAAAAGGTACGCTGTATTTATACTTACCCCATAATGCTTTGCCACTACCGGACAATTGCCTATTGCGTCAAACTGCTCTAATGTTGTAAGTTCTTTCCTCATTCTCCTTGCGTTTTCAATCGAAATATCTCTTGACATTTTTACGCCCTCCTGCCCCCCATATTTTTGAGCTAAATCATAGAGTTGTGATTCTATCCTGTGTACTCGAACTTGACTTAACCCAACGATTTTACCTATCTCAGCTTGCGAATAGTCCAATGCTCGGAGCAGGTATATTTTCCGTGAACGTGGGTCAACTTGGCTTAGAAAATCGTTTATAATCACTTGCTCATCTGTTTTGTGATTATCGGATTGAATCGCATCCCCTAGCGTTATAGGGGCATCCTCATCAGTATTTAATAAGCGGTCTAAACTGTCGATATTATCCGGTCCTTGTCCATCCCTGCTCTTTCTGATGGTGCGGCCAAAATCCGTTATATGCCTTCTTATAAGGCCACTAATCGTTGGTACGGCATACGTTGAGAATTTGACTTGCCCTCCATTTCCCCCCGCGAATCTCGTTGGGTCGAATCCCTTATACGCTTTTACAAGCCCTTCGTATGCGATGCCAAGAATGTCGTCCTCGTCAAATTTGATATTTTCGTTCTGCTTTGCCCGCTTAATTAATTTCCATGCCTCAGAACGTGCTAATCCAAGATTCTGCTCGATAAACTCATCCGGTGTACCAGGTAAGTAAGGGTTTTTATCCATTTATTTTCACCCATCTATATGCCAATCTTTCCACGCCTGGTTAAACGCCTGTCCCCTCTCAACACCAACCAGTTCTAACCCCTCATTTCTGCATGGGTTTTCGTAAAATTGCTCAGGGTCCGTAATCTTGTACTTTGTGACCACGTTTGCCGTATTGTCACCCACCAGCTTTCTTATGCCTTGATCTATTTCATCATTTGTTATTGTTAAAATATCCTTCAATCTCCCTAGTTTTTTGCACTTTTCTACGCCAACTACTTTACGATAATCAGCCAGCGATTGCGTGTGCATCCCCAATGCCCTTGCCATTTGCGCCCAACTTCTGTATTTCTTTCGCGCATTTTCTAATGCTTCAAGGGTCGGATACAACTTTGTTAGCTTTTGTCGAGTTGTTACTTGTGGCATGTGTTCGCCTCCGTCCTGCTCTGCATCCCCAACTCATTCAACCTTTGCAGTATAAATAACACTATCTCACAGAATCTTTGTTCGGTCATTTTCATGGTGTTCACTCCTTAAATCCATGTACCGCTTCACTTGCTGTATGCGGTCCTATCCTCGCTAATGTGAGGTTTAATTGTTTGACTATCTGCAAAAACGAAGGCATCCATCGTGCAATCTCTGCTGCTGTTCTGTCGGGGTTGTCGATATATGCCTCAGCGGCTTTATACCTTTGGAGTAAGGCATTGTATTGTGCTTTCAGGGTTTGCAAGTTCTCGTTCAAGTTGTTCAGCCTCTTTTCTCATAGATTCAGTAGCCGATATACCTGCCCAAAATCCTTCGAGGAAAACCTCTTTTTCCCTATCACTATTGAGTCCCAACCATAAGAATTTTAATTCGCTCATGTTCAACCCCTTTGAGCTAAACTATTTTGATGAATACTTCTATGACATTTACCACAAAGCCATATAACCTCTAGGGGTTTTTCATAATTTTGATGATGAGCCTGTAACCTTTCATTCACATTATTACAGACACTGCATATATTGGGCTTTAATATCAACCCTCTTATAACCGCTCCCCTCAATATTGCCTGAGAGCGTTTTTTGTCGGGATTTCTCAACGCATAAAGCCTGTTTCTTCTTCGACGATTAAGAATTCTATCAATATTCTTACTCCTTTCTTCTTCGTATTTATTGTAATTCTGGATGTTTTTTCTATAGTTAGCCTTGGTGTCTAACTTAGTACATTCTTTACATTTATTTAAATGCCCATCTCCCATCTGAGAATGTTTATAAAACTCATCCAACGATTTTTCTATCCCACATTTAAAACATTTTTTCATTATCTCGCTCCCTTATATCCCAAGGACAATCAATTGGTATTTCTACTTCATGACCTATCAAGTGCTTGTCCCAATGAAACATATAAGCAAGTAAATTATTTGAATCATCAATTTCCAGCAATAGCCCTGTCTCTGTCTCAAAATGAACATTGCACTTAACCAAGTCGGAATAATACCTGTTTTTCAGTACGCATATATAGCCGTTTACACCTGTGGCTATTTTGTCTAGGTCATATTCCCTTATGACAGATATGATATTGTCGGCCTTATTGCTAATATCCGACGAACCGCTTATCTGTTCAAAATCCATATCGTCGCCCTTTTTGTAGGTTTTGTTTGGGTGCAATACCAGGATAATGTGCCGGTGGTATAAGTCTGCTAAGTCGTGACACCGTTGCAGGAAGTCAGCTTGTGCCTCTAATTTCTCTGAGGCTTGAACCGAAAGAATGCTCATAAGGTTGTCAATAACTATCAAGTCAAACTCATTAATCTTTATTTCTACTTCAATCATCTTGAAAAGTTGGTCAATAGTTTTTAGTTTTGACTCTCCCTTATTGAATAGTGTTAATTTTCCCTTATGCCATTTCCGCAATGCCTCTAAGACTTCTGGCTTCGGTTCCTTATGAAATCGTTTGTTAATCTTAATAGTGTTGTAATAATTTGTTTGTCTGCCGATTATACATTGATATATTTCATTGATGGTTTTTTCCGTATTGCCCTCACCGGACATTAGATAAACCCTGTTTCCCTTGTCTATTGCGTTAGCTATGATCTGCTTAGTAAGGGTTGTCTTTCCTCCGTTAGAACGTCCTGCTATTAATGTCACACAGCCTGGTGCTAAGTCATTTATGGCATCATCGACTTTATTCAGTCCAGTTGGAATATATCTGCCGGTAAGGCTCTTTAATCCCCTGTATGGGTCTTTGTCTAAGTCTCTCCTTCCCTCAATCTTGAATCTCGCACTTTCGATTAGCTGAATGATTTTCCCCTTGCCAAACATTATGTATTCCTCATTGATGTCATTTTTGGCATAGAGTTTTTTGTCTATCAGTTTCGCCTTATCCCCGAACATATCTACAAAGGCTTTATCCATGTTGCCGCCCGAACTGTCATTGTCAGAAACTATTATCAGAATTTCAAAACTGTTCAAGAAGTCCTTCGATTGCTCTAACAATGCACCCATACTGTTAGCCCCTGCTCCTACGCTTACCACATTTGGGTATCCGCATTGGCTAATACACATACAATCAAATTCACCTTCACAAATAATGAGTTCCGTTCCCATTACTATGTTTTGTGAATTGAATAGATAAGGCTTAGAACCAGGTATAGATGTGTGCTTGGGCTTTGGAGGGTCCTTTATAGGCTTTCTTAGCTTATATCCTACTAACGCCTCAAACCTGAAATAAGGAAAGGCTATCGCGCCCCTATAGGACTTTAACTTGAATTTAGATATTGTTTGTTCCGTTAGCCCCCTAACCCTGATGTAGTCGATACATTCCTGCGTTATAGCTTTGACGTTAGCTAGTTCCTTGGAAAATGTATCTCTGTTGGTCTGCATTGAAGTTGTCTTATGGTCTGTTGTTCCTAAAAGTTCCCTTAACACTTCTTGGTGTGGATAATTCAAGTGATCCCTGTAATAGCCGTAAATATCAATATTCATGCCACAAGTGAAGCAATGAAATTGAAATGCCTTTGGGTCCCAACTTAGCGAGGGGTCCTTATCGCCGTGTTTATGCTTGTAAATATTTGGGCAATGATACTTTTTGCCCTTACTCTGTAATCCAATTCCCGAAGCAATAATATTCTCGGCAGCTTGTCCATAATTTAATTTGATCTGCTGAATTGCTTCTATGTCATTCAATAGACTCCACTTCCCCTATTGGTTGAGGTAATCCGTTTCGATTATGGTTAGTTTTACTGGTTCCCTACTTGGTGCTTTTTGGCTTACGCATTGATTGAGATAGTTTTCAAAGTTAGTGGGTGAAAATAATGTATTTGGTCTAAGGTAAGTATCTAGCGGTTTCCCATCCCTATCCTTTTTGCCAAGCCATTCGGAACACTTAACGTCAATTACCTTTTTAAAATCTTCGAGTGTTTTTCCCTCTGAAAATCTACCATTGATATATTTGATAGTTGCATCCGTCTTGGCTGAAAAATTCTTTCCGGTTTTAAGATTTAGGTAGTCAATAATTTCTGAGTAGGGTATCTTGGATACTTCTCCTTCTTGTTCTTGTTCTTGTTCTTGT